TAAAATGCGGGGGGGGGGGGGTAAAAAAGTCATCAGCAAAAACGCCCACACCGATCAGGCTCCTCTTTCCGTACGTCCACAAAATGGAAATTCAGTTTAGTCCGTTCAAATAATTATCTTTAGTCATTTACTAAACATGCCACGACCAAGAACACCAACGGAGGCGCTAAAATTGAACGGCGCTTACGACAAAAACCCAAGCAGAGCCGAGGGGCGCAGTCTTGAGATGGACACGGACTCGCTGTGCGCTGCACCGGATGAGCTGACAGACGATGTGCGCACGGCTTGGGAAGAGATCCGTGAGCGCGCTGAGCCTGGCCTACTCAAGGCTCACCACTTCCTCGCGGTCCGGTCAGGTGCGCGACTGCTGGCCAAAGAGAACGGCGGCACGATTACCGCGCCGGAACGTGCGCAGCTCTGGAAGTTCTTCGAGCAGTTCGGCATGACGCCGCGCAGCCGTGCCTACGTCAGCGTCAAAACGGAAACCAAGAACACGAACCCATTCGCAGCACTCAAACGATGAACGCGCCTAAATGGACGAGCAAGAAGCCTGCAGCGCCAGGTTACTATTGGTATAGTGGAACTGGCGCAGAGAGGCCCGGGGTTTACGAAGTTTACGAGTGCAGATCTGTGCTCTATATGCAGTTCGGCAATTCATTCTCTCCACCAGTCTCTGAATTATCCGGCCAGTTTGCCGGCCCGATCCCGGAGCCAAAGGAGGATATATGAGTCAGACCTACTCTATCGCGTGCGTCGATTGTCGTAAACACCTGTGGGTAGCGCAGAGTAGTTGTGGGGGGCCGCTGCGGGTTTATGGCGGACCTGAGTATTTGTCTGCGCTCGGCGCATTCCTACAGGAGCATACAGGCCACGCGCTCAAGTTTGGAAATAACGCCGAGGGCGATATTGCCGAGATGGAAGAGGTTGGAGATTCATGACCCACGTCGCCACAGCTCACGCCTACGCGCGCCAGGTTATCGCCGGCGAGATCCCCGCATGCAAGTGGGTGCGGCTGGCGTGCCAGCGTCACGAGCGCGACATGGAGCGGGCACAAGGTGATTGGCCGTACCGCTTCGATGAGAAGCGCGCGGAGAATGTCTGTGAGTTCTTTAGCTACCTGCCACATACGAAAGGCAAGTGGTCGCGCCGTGATCCACTCAACCCGATGGCCGACAGGATCAAGCTCGAGCCGTGGCAAGTATTCATCCTGTGCTCAATCTTCGGATGGGTTGATAAAGAGACCGGGCACCGTCGGTTTCGTCGCGCGTCCATCTACGTACCACGCAAGAACGGCAAATCCATCTTCGCGGCCGGCATTGGCTGGTACATGTTCGCTTATGACAGCGAGCCGGGCGCGGAAGTGTACTGTGGTGCTACCACTGAGAAACAGGCGTATGAGGTATTCAAGCCCGCGCGACAAATGGCAATCAAAGTGCCAGAGTTGGCGGAAGGCGCTGGCGTCACGGTCAACGTTTCGTCGTTGGTGATCGAAGGCGATGGAGCAAAGTTTGAGCCCGTAATAGGCAAGCCTGGTGATGGTGCCAGTCCTCATTGTGCTATCTGCGACGAGTACCATGAACATCCCACTAGCGATCTTTACGACACGATGCGCACTGGCATGGGAGCGCGTGAGCAGCCATTGCTATTAGTGATCTCGACTGCAGGCGACAACCTCGCCGGACCGTGCCGCGACGATTGGAAGGCGTGCGAGCAATTGCTTGAAGGCGTGTTTGAGGATGACGCGCTTTTTGCGATCATCTTCACGATCGACGACGAAAGCGAATGGTGCATTGAAGCAGGGCTTGCGAAGGCCAACCCGAACTGGGGCGTCAGCGTAATCACCAAGAATATTCTGGCCGACATGCAGGAGGCGATTCGCGACGCCAAGAAGCAGGCCGAGTTCAAGACCAAGCACCTTAACCTTTGGGTCAGTGCGAAGAATGCGTTCTTCAACGTTGAGCAGTGGCAGAGACTTAGAGACGCCGAAATTTCCTTAGATGCGATGCAAGGTAACCGCTGCGTGATCTCTGCGGACGGCGCCCTGAAGCATGATATTTTCGCAGTTGTGGCCGCCTTTGATCATGCCGGAAAGACGGCACTTTTTGGCAGGTATTACGTGCCTGAGGAAACGGCTAACCTGCCGCAGAATGCCCACTACAAGAAGTGGGCGGCCGAGGGTAAGCTTGTGATTCATGACGGCGCGATCGTGAACTTCCGCGACATTGCCGAGGATATTTGGCAGATGTATTCAAAGTTTGGAGCGACTGAATTCGTTTATGACCCGGCGAAGATTCAGCTAATGGCGAACGATCTGTGCGGGCGTGGCGTGCTTTGTGTCGATGCCTACACGGGCAACGGTGTGAAAATGCCTGAATGGCTAATGGAGTTCGATGGCGCATACCGCGCCGGCAATATCGTGCACAACGGAGACCCTGTGCTCACCTGGGCTATTTCGAATTGCGTTAGTAAGCCCGGCAAGCGCGGCACAATGTTTCTAACCAAGGATGGCAACAGTAAGAAGATAGACCCGGCGATTGCTGCGCTAATGGCGTTCGGTCGGCTGGGGTCAGCGCCAGCGGCAACAAGCCCGGGGTTTGCGTTCTTGTAACGCTGCTAGAGCAGCTACCTGCCCTACAACTCACAATTCAAATATCTGAAAACAAAGTCTTTTCAATGAACTCAAACGAACCAGAAAAATACAAGCAGCCGAAAGAAATAGCGGCAGAGCTGTGCTCTCGCTTTGGGCTTTGTGTTAAGGAAAACTATATCTGCGCGGTGAAGCGTGAGAGCATCCGCCGCGGCGATGGGCTTTTTGTTGTTGGGCAGGCGAGGCCCTCGGAAGTGTTCGCATGGCTAAAAGCAAACCCGACTTTTCGACGGCGCAATGGATCGGTCGCACAAGTTGGTATTTCTCGGCTCTAGTTGGTACGTTATGGTATCTAAAGGTAGGCTGGTTTTATTGAGCCGCGTGATACGCCATCGCCGTATTAGTGCGTGGCCAGCAAGACCGCCCTTGACCTACTGTCGGAAGATTCGCGCAGGAGTGCGTCAGTTCGCGCTGCGTATTCTTCGAGCAATAGCGAAAACTGGGCGCAGATGTTCGGCGGAACCCCTTCCGCGTCTGGTATCAGTGTTACTCCAGAATCAGCGCTAAGGGCGTCGGCAGTTCATGCGTGCGTCGCGGTGATCGCGGGCACGATGGCAACGCTTCCGCTGAACGTATATCGTCGGCGTAAGAGCGGCGGAAAGGATAAGGCAACGGAGCATCCGGCTTACTTTATCCTGCATGACGCGCCAAACGACATGCTTACGTCGTGTGAATGGCGCGAGATGAAACAGGCGCATCTTTGCCTGCGTGGTAACGGTTTTTCACGAGTGTTGCGCGATGGGGCTGGCAGGCTGGCAGCGCTGATTCCTGAGCATCCGGATCGTGTTTCTATATTCCGCGACGGACTCAATGTAACGTACTCGATCCAGAAGTCTAACGGTGGCCAGGATGTTCTAAGGCAAGACGAGGTGCTACACCTGCGCGGCATGGGTCCGGACGGGCTCATTGGATATTCGCCGATCGGTCTTGCCCGAGAATCGATTGGCCTAGCGCTGGCGACTGAGCGGCATGGGGCGCAGCTCTTTGGTAATGGCGCCCGGCCTAGTGGATACATCGAAACACCGGGTACACTCACGCCGCAGCAGGTAGAAAAGCTGCGTGATGAGTGGCATAAACGCCACGGAGGCGAAAGCCAGAACGGGACTGCCATCCTGTACGGCGGTATGAAGTGGAGCGGGGTTACGATGAGTAGCGAAGACGCGCAGTTCCTCGAGACCCGCCAATATCAACTTTCAGACATTGCGCGAATTTTCCGCGTTCCGCCGCACCTCATCGGGGATCTGTCTAAGGCGACATTTTCCAATATTGAACACCAGGCTATCGAGTTTGTAACTCACTGTATCCGCCCGTGGGCAGTGCGGTGGGAACAGCGGATGAATCAAGTGCTGCTCACCCCGAAAGAGCGCGGTGAGTATTTTATAGAATACAATCTTGAGGGGCTGTTGCGTGGAGACCAGAAAACCCGATTTGAGGCGTATAATATCGGCCTCAACGGCGGCATACTTTCGGTAAACGAGGTTCGCGACATTGAGAACCTAAACCCCATCGAGGGCGGGGATACGTACCGTCAGCCTATGAACATGAACAAGCTCGGTGATTTTTCAGCGAGCAATAACACCGCTGGAGGCGTGCCGAGTACATGACGCTGGAGAAACGTGCAGTAGAGGGGTTGGAACTGGAATTTCGCGCAGAGGGCGGCAAGGCACCAGTGCTTCGCGGATACGCCGCCATGTTTGACAAGCCGAGCTTAGACCTCGGCGGTTTTGTAGAGATCATTCGCAGAGGCGCTTTCTCGAGATCTCTAAAAGAAGGCGCCGATATTCTCGCACTCGCCCACCACGACAGCAGCAAGGTCCTTGCGCGTCGCTCGGCGGGTACACTCTCTATTGAGGAAGATGGAGCTGGATTACTGGTAAGTATCGACGTTCCGAATACAACCATCGGTAAGGACACCGCTGAGGATGTGCGCGTGGGGAACCTCAAGGGTATGTCATTTGGTTTTGTCACGCGTAAGGACTCGTGGACAGCCGGCGAGGCTGGAAAGCCAGACCTGCGCGAATTGCTCGATGTAGATCTACACGAGGTGTCGGCCGTGGCGTGGCCAGCCTATCCAGACACGTCACTCGCACTGCGGGCGAAACCGCAAGCGACCCGCTCAATTTCGATACCAACCGCAGAGCAGATGCGGAGGGTGAATGAACTTCGCTTCCGTCTGATCGCCCTGAAGGCGTAAGCGGCGCGTAACCTAAACACTGATACACATGCATAAAGTAACTGAGCTGAAGCAAAAGCGCGCCGCTCTCATTGGAGACGTGCGCAAGATCCAGGAAGCCGCTACGGGCGGCGTCCTTTCCGCCGACGATCTGAAGAAGATCGACGACATTGAGAAAGACGTTCGCAACCTCGAATCCAATATCGAAGTCGCCGAGCGCCAGGAAAAGCGTGAAGCTGAATTGGCGGCCGTTCCACATAACCGCGTTTCCGGACCCGAAACCGGCGGTGAAGAGGCTCGTGCAAAGAAGTACACCGAAGACTTCCGTCGCTACCTCATTACTGGCGAGCGCCGCGACCTGCAGGCCGACGTGGCTGCCGCGGGCGGCAACATCGTTGCGCCTCAGCAGTTCGTTGCTCAGATCCTGAAGAAGTTGGATGACTTGGTTCTCGTGCGCAGCCGCGCCACGAAGTACACGCTGGGCTCGTTTGCCAATCTTGGCGTACCGACGATCAGCGCCGACCCGGCTGATGCTGATTGGACGACGGAGGTTCAGGCTGTGTCTGCTGATAGCACCCTCGCTTTTGGTAAGCGCACGATGGCTCCGAACATGCTTTCGAAGCTCGTTAAGGTTTCGCTGAAGCTGCTCGAGGTCGGTACGCTGCCGGCGGAATCGATCGTTGCTGATCGCCTGGCTTACAAGTTCGCGATCTCAGAAGAGAAGGCATTCATGACCGGTAACGGCTCCGGTCAGCCGCTCGGACTGTTCACTGCGTCGAGTTCTGGCATCAGCACCGCGCGCGACATTGCGACGGACAACACGACTACCGCTATCACGTTCGACGGGCTTACCAATGCGGTATTTGCCTGCAAAGCGCAGTATCGTCGGAACGGCTCTTGGTTGTTCCACCGCGATGCTCTTAAGGCGCTTCGCAAGATCAAGACGGGTATCAGCGGTGACACTACCTACGTCTATCAGCCGTCTGTTGTGGCGGGTCAGCCTGACACCCTGTTGGGCTATCCGGTTCTGGAATCGGAGTACGTCCCGAATACGTTTACCGCCGGTCTGTATGTCGGTCTCTTCGGCGACCTCTCGCAGTATTGGATCGTCGATCAGATTCCGTATACTGTCCAGCGCCTCAACGAACTGTACGCGGCCACTAATCAGGTTGGCTTCATTGGCCGCAAGAGCACCGACGGTGCCCCGGTCGATGAACTGGCCTTCGCCCGCGTCGCTCTCGCTGCGAGCTAACGGAGGTTGCCCACAATGCAACTTATCCATAACTCGCGGATTGAGTCGGCAGTAACCCCGACTGCAGGCGCTTCGGGGACTACTGCAATCACAGGCTCGACGCATGACTTGGCTGGTGCTGCTGGTGCGCTGTTTATCGTGCGCATGGGAGCTATCACCGCTGGCGCGGCGACCTCTATCAAGGTGCAGCATGGGGCGGCATCGGACCTTTCCGACGCTACTGATGTTGCTGGCACTGCTCAGACGATTGCTGACGACGACGATGGAAAGATTTTCTACGTCGATTTCAGCCGTCCAACCAAGCGCTATGCGCGCTTAGTTGTGTCCCGGGCGACACAAGCCGCAACGGTAGCCGACGCGGTGGCGGTTGTGTATGGCGTGAATAACGCGCCTACGACTCAGCCTACCGGCGTTTCTGGCGAAACCCATGTAGCGAAAGCATCGGGCACGGCCTAACCCAACAACGACGAGGGGCGCTGGTGAATAACTAGCGCCCCTCCGAAAACAGATGCGTCCCGTCTACACACTCACAACCGCGCCAGCCAAAGAGCCGGTGACTATCGCTGAAGCGATGGCGGCCTTGCGGGTTGATGACTCCGGCGAAATTCCGAAGTTACAGCTTTTGCTTTCGGCTGCGCGTGAGTTTGTGGAGCGTCAGACGGGACGCGCTTTAATTTCGCAGCAGTGGTCAATGTCGTTTGAGGACTGGCCGAGCTGCAAAGATCCGTATCCGCGCCGCATATACATCGAGCGCGCACCGCTTATCTCTGTGCAGGCCGTGACGTATTTTGATACGGACGGTGTAGAGCAGACGCTAAGCACGGACGATTACCGCGCACAGTCTGGCGGCGCTGACGGCTATGGGTTTATCGAACTAAAGGCCGATTCAATTTGGCCCGACATCGAAGACCGGGCCGACGCGATTACTATCGAGTTCACCGCGGGGCATGGCGCTGCCTCAACGAACATCCCGGCGAACATTCGGCAAACGGTTCTGCTGTTGCTCGCACATATGTATGACAACCCAGCGCCTGTGAACGTAGGTAATATCACTACGGAACTTCCGTTCGGGCTTCGTGCGCTGATTGATTCTAACCGCGTGGGAGGCTTCGTCGCATGAGAATCTATGTTGACGTAGTGACCGGGGAAATACGCCGCAGCCTTACTGGCGCCGCTATTCCCATACTTAGCTTTTATCAAAACGACATCTTTGACTTGGAGGTCGTGCTGTTCAGCGATGACACGGAAGTCACGGCATCGACGCTCTCAACGGATAAGACGCTGGACATCGTTTTGCGCGGCGTGCCGTACACGATTTCCGAGCTTGCGACTGGCGAAACGCCAACGCGCGAAGGTGAGGTTGTTTCGGCTGCGTTCGATCTTACGACGCAGGCGGTAACGAATTACTTCTCTGATTACATTCCCGCAGGCCGGCCGAGCGGTGAGGTATTTTTCGAGATCCAGATCAGCAAGCCAGACGGCACGTACCGCGAAACGATTCTGTTCACTCGAGCGCTACTGTTTCGCGATCTGAACACCGGCAACACAACGGACTTGCCGGCAAATGAACCGCTTCAAACGCAGGGTGGCGCACCGCTGACCCTGCAAGATGGAAGCACGCCAATTACGACACAATGAAACGGACAATTTCTTTTCTCTGCCTTGTGATCGGCGCCACGTTGGCGTCTGCCGCTACGTTTCCGGACCTTACGAATCAGACATCGCCAGCTGGAACTGACTACTTGGTCGGCTACCGCAGTACGACTGATTCGCGTTTCTCGCTGGCGAACCTCAACACCTACTTCTCTGCGAACGTCACCGGCCTGACGAACTCGCAGATCAGCGCGCTCGCCTGGTCCAAAATCACTGGCACGCCTACGACGCTTGCCGGCTACGGAATCACCGACGCGCAGGCGAAAGACGCGGACCTCGATTATTGGGCCAGTCTTACCCCATCGGCGAACGTGCAATCGCTCCTCAGTGCCGCCGACTACGCAGCGTTCAAGGCGCTGCTCTCGCTCGGCAACGTGAACAACACGAGCGACGCGAATAAACCTGTAAGCACTGCGACGCAGACGGCACTCGACCTCAAAGCGAATCTAGCCTCGCCGACTTTCACCGGCACGGTTGGCGGCATCACGAAGTCGATGGTTGGCCTCGGCAACGTGGACAACACCGCGGACTCGGCGAAGACGTTTACGGCCTCTCAAATCTCCGATTTCAACAGCGCGGCTCGTGCTCAAACTGAGGCCGAGCTGATCGCTGGCAGCAACGTCACGATCACGCCGGGCAGCACGGGCGCGACTCGCACGCTCACCATCGCTGCAACCGCGGGCTCTGGTGGATACGCCACCGTCCAAGATGAGGGCGTGAACGTCACCACGCGCACGACGCTTAACTTTGTCGGCTCTGGCGTCACTGCGACAGACAGCGGCAGCGTAACGACCGTTACAATCCCGGGCGGCGGCAGCAGCACGTGGGGCGGCATCACCGGCACGCTCTCGAGCCAGACCGACCTGCAGACCGCGCTTAACGCCAAGCTCACGGCTGCGAGCAATCTTTCCGACCTCGCCAGCGCATCGACCGCGCGAACCAATCTTGGCCTCGTCATCGGAACCAACGTCCAAGCGTGGGACGCAGACTTGGACACGTGGGCAACCAAGACCGCCCCGAGCGGCACGGTGATCGGCACGACCGACACGCAAACGCTGACTAACAAAACGATCAGCGGCGCGAGCAACACGCTGACCGTGCGGCTCGATCAGAGCGACGTAACAGGCACGCTCACCATTGGCAAAGGCGGCACCGGCTCAACTGCTGGCGTCATCATCCCGCGCGGCGCGAAGTTCGACGGCGGCGGCTCTGCAATCACGACCTCGGCCGATCCGGCCTATTTGTACCTTCCGGCTGGATACACAATAACTGGCTGGTCGATTGCGAACAAGGAAAGCGGTTCGATCTCCTTCGACATCAAAGAGGGAGCGACACCATCGGCGGCAACCTCCATCACGGGCGGAAATTACCCGGCCACGAGTTCCGCGGCGGTGAACACCGGCAGCACGTTCACCAGCTGGACAGCTACCACATTCAGCTCGGGCCGCTGGCTCGTCATCGTGCCGCAGAGCGTAAGCGGCGTCACGCAAAGCACCATCACTCTCGTCCTTCGCCAGAACTAACATGAAGCGGTTTCTACTCAGCCTTTTCCTCGCGCTCGTTCTGCCGGCTGTCGCATTCGCCGACTATTTCTCCGACGCGTTTAACGACGCAGCGAGCACGAACATCAACACCCGCAACACCGCCACGGGATCACTGAGTTGGGCGCGGGTGACAAATGCGACGTTCCCCGGCACTGGCGATTTTCTGACCAATGGAAGCGGTACCGTCTACTCGACGGCTGCAAATACGGCGTACGGAGTTAGCTCGACTGCTGCGTCGGCCAATTACGTGATCACTTCGGATGTGAAGTGCTACACGTACGGCGGCAGCGGTACGCAAGCAACTTGGTTGGTCCGCTGGGATAATTCGCGAACGCTGTATTATGTTGCGTGGTTCGCTAATGGCTCGACGCAATTCCTTCAGATTTATCGAACAGTCTCTGGCACGTTTACGGAGATCAATGCCGGAGCTAAAAACGTCCCAGCGCCGCAGCAGATCAGCGCAGGCGGAACCGCAACTGTCGTCATCTCGATCAGCGGGCAGAACACCTCGACGAACATCACCGTATCCATCAACGGCACACAGGTTCGAAACGAGACAGATAACAGCGGCTCTGCGATCAATGGCCCAGGGCGGGTTGGTATTGCGCCGGACTCGCTCGGCTCTTCCGCCGGCTTCCATATCGACAGTATCTCGGTCGCGTATCCGTCGATGGCGGCCGGCACGATCACCGAGAGCAGCACGACCAGCAGCTCGACCACGTTGACCGCGACCGCGCCAAGCGGCGGAACAGGCTCTTACACTTACCAGTGGTATCGCTCGACCAGCAGCGGCTTTACTCCTGGCGGTGGGAATATCCTGAGCGGCCAAACTTCGCTCACGCTGAACGACAGCGGGCTCAGCGCTTCGACGAACTACTATTACAAGCTGGTCGCGACAGACACCGACTCGCCGGCCAACACGGTAACCTATACCGAGGAGCCGGTCACAACCACGGGAAGCTCGCTCACTTCTGGCTCGATCACCGTCAACAGCTACACGAACACGACGGCGAGCTTGACCGTTGGCACGGCCAGCGGCGGCACGGCGCCCTACACGTACCAGTGGTACAGGAGCACGAGCACCGGATTCACGCCTGGTGGTGGAAACATCGTTTCCGGTGCCACGAGCACGACACTGAACGACACCGGCCTCAGCGAGAACACCACGTACTACTACAAGTGCGTCGTGACCGACAACGTGGCGGCGACCGCAACCAGCGCAGAATCATCGGCCGTTACGACCTACTACGGCGTAACGAACACGAACCTTTATTTTTCACCGCTCAATTCTGAATCGCTCGGCGGATCTGGCACGCTGCAGAGCAACAATGTCCTTCCGACCGGAACAACCTCGGTGCAGTGGAATAGCCGCGGAGCGTACCTGAAATTCAAAGCCGTTCTGACTGGCACCGGCAGCGTTTCGCTTCTGCTCGACACGACCACGCAAAACGGGATCACCACGAATGCGGCGGAGATTGGCTACTACTACACGATGCTGACGAGCGACTACTCGGCGTCCTCCACGTCTCCAGCGAGCTACAAGTTGGTTTACAGCACCTCGACCGTAACGCAGACGCTCGGCTCTTCACTGCCTGCGGGCACATACGAGTTCTTCGTTTACGTGAAGGGCTCCGCGCTCGACACGGGCACCTACACGACTGGCGGCGGCGAAGCCGACATTTTCAATCAGGTGAACAACGTGCGCGTGGTGGGCGTTCGCGTGACGGGCGGATCTCTAACTACGCCAGCCGTTCGTTCGAACATCGCGCTCGTGCTCACAGACTCAATCGGCGGTGGCTACTACGTCGCTGGCACGTCCAACGCATCGACCTCACACGATGCGTTCTACGCCTTCGTACCGTCGCTTATGGCCGGGCTGGACTGCGAGTATGGTGCTGTCGCATTCGGTGGTCAGGGCATCCTAAAGGGGCAGGGGAATGTGACCGCATCGGCGACACACCCAGCGCTGTACTCAGCGACCGCGGCAAACAAATCGTGGGATAAGTACCGGCAGGGTGTGAGTCGCACCAGTGTCACGGGTCAGGTCACGCCGAACTACGTGTTTATTCACTCAGGCACGAACGATGGCGCGACGGATGTGACCACGGCCACCACCTCGCTGATCGCCGATATTCGTGGCACGTGGTCAACGTCCTACATTTTCATCCTCTGTAATCCGATGCGTACGAAGGCGAGCGAGCTTTCCGCTGGCGTAACGGCCGCGAGCGATAGCAAAGCCAAGTACATCGACTTTCCGACGGCGCTATACACCCAGGCCAAGCCGAGCGTGTTCTCATCTGATGGCGGCAGCGGAGGCACACACCCGAACGCGCTGGGTAGTGCGTTCATTTCATCCGTATACGCTGACCGCGTGCTGAGTGCGATCGGCACGGGCGGCGCACGCACCACGAGCTTCTAAGCCATGAAACGTATCGCAATTTCAATTACCGACTGGCGCGTGTGGCTGCGTGGACTCATCGGCGCAGTCGTTGGCGGCGCTGCTAACGGCGTGCTGGCGATGGGTATCAAGCCGGAGCAGTTCAACTTCGGCGACGGCCTCTCTGACCTCTGCAAGTTCGCCGTCGGTTCGGCGATCATCTCAGCAGCCCTTTACCTCAAACAATCCCCGGTTCCGACCGGGCATGAAGAAGATGAAAAGCCTACGGTTTAACGCGCTCGTTCTCGCGGCATTTGCCGCACTGCTCTTTGTTGGCTGCCAATCGGTGAAGCTCGATCCTGCAGGCCCGTACAAGGGCGACGTGGCGCTGTATCAAGCTGATCTCGCGATCAAGCAGACGTACACGCTCACGGATGCCTTCCTGCGCTACGAGGAAACAAATCGCACGACGGTGAGCGAGGACACGCGCAAGCTGGCGAACAACCTGCGCGACGAAGTGCCTGGCATCATCGCTGATGCTGTAGCGGTGCGCGATGCGTACGCCGCGCTCGGTTCCGCCGAGTCCAAAGACCGGCTGATGGTATCCATCGTTACGCTACAGAAAATAATCGAGCGGGTGAGCGCTCACTTACCGCAGCCGAAAACCAGCTAAGACCATGGAAATCTCAGACAAGGACCTTCGCACGATCAACGCCGGGCTGCAGATTGCCACGGTCGCGATTACCTACCTGACGCCGATGCTCGAGGACGCGCTGCGGCGTGGCGAGATCCCGGCCGCCGCACAAGACGAGCTTCAAAAGCTGATCGGCCGCATTCGCTCGGGTGAAGCCTTCCGCGAGTCCCACTGGCAGAAGCCAACGGAGGCTAACTCGTGATTGCCATGGTCGCGTTTCTCAAAGCTGCTCTCGGATTACTGGCAACCGATCGCACGGTACATATCGGCGGCGCCGCGAGCGCATTCGCAGTTATCACCAGTGCAAGCGCCCAATCAATCGACCTGTGGCTGGGAATCGCGACCAAGGGCTTAGGCTTCTTAGTGGGTCTCGGCACACTGATCCACCTGTGCCTCAAGATCCGCGGCGAACTGAAGAAACCGAAGGCGCTGGACTGACTATGAACCCTGGCCGATTAGATCGACGGATTACGATTCAAGCACCCGTGCAGGCGCGTGACGCCAGCGGTGGCGTCGTGACTACGTGGCTCGATGCAGCAACGGTGTCGGCTCAGCGGATCGACCAGGGCGGCCGTGAGTTTCGTTCGGCGGGTTCGCTACTGTCAGAAACGACAGCCATTTTTGAAATTCGTTACTTCCGCGGAATAACGACCGCTCACCGCGTTAAAGAAAGCGAGACGGTTTACGACGTGCTCGCAGTTGGAGAAATAGGGCGGCGCGAAGGCATGCGCCTGCAGGCGAAAGTGAGGGTTCACCCATGAGCCTAGCGACGCGCATTAACACTCTTATCGGCAACCTCGCTGGCAAGCGTGTGTTCGCTGTGCGGACTGCTCAGCCGACGCCAGCCCCATTCATTATGTGGCAGCGGATCGTTACGACTCCACAAACGACGCAAGATACGGGCGCCATTCTAAAAGCGTCACTTGTGCAGGTGAGCTGCTACGCATCGACCTTTACGGCGGCAGATGAGTTGCGCGCCGAGGCACTTGCGCTTCTCGAAGGCAATCACCCTGAAGGGCCGATCATTCTGCAAGACGAGCGCGATTCGTTCGAGGAAGAGGCAAACCTGCACCGCGCCGATGCAGACATCCTTGTTTGGGACTCCGACTAACTTTCACCCGTAACCAGAACTTCAATACCTGAAACACCATGGCTAAATACGCAGCAAAAGGGACTAAACTCCAGGTGGAGATTTCGTCCGTATTCACCGATATCCCCAACCTTGGCGATATCACACTCAGCGTTGGTCAAACCGACCTGATCCCGGCAACGACGCACGACTCCGCTAATTCGTTCAAAGAGTATCTTAACGGGTTTAAGGACTCGGACGAGTTTACGGGCGTCATTAAATACGATCCGGCGAATGCGGTTCACGAGTATATTCGCGCTGCGCATGGTGGTAGCGCAATCAATATGAAGTTGATTTTGCCTGATGTCGGTAACGCCACCTTCGCGTTTTCTGCTCTGGTTCGAAATTTCCAGGTCGCGGCTCCGGTTGAAGGATCGCTCGACGCGAATATCACATTCAAGCCTACCGGCGCTATCACGTTCACCGCCTGACGTATGGACGAGGTATTCAAGGTTACGCTGGATGTCCCTCGAGTGATTCGCTGGTCGTTTGGCGCCGAGGCGCGACTTGGGTCGCTTCCTCGGCCGCCTCAGCTGAGCGATTTCGGCAACAACCGAAAGGCGTTCTTTGCCCTATGCGGATTCATTTGGGCTGCGTTAGACCCGGAGAGCAACCCATACGAGCGGCCTGATCAACTCGCAGAGTTTCTTTCAGAGCCGGAAAAGGTACGCGAGGCATCGTCGGCGTTCTTTAAAGCGTGGAAAGCAGCGCAGGCTGAAAAAGGAAACGTACCAAAAAACTGATACGCCAGGCCAGGGCGTTCGCTCGCGTCCGGCTTGGCATAGATCGCAAGGAATTCAATGGGCTCACGCAGGCAGAATTCTCAGACCTGCTCGAGCAGTGGCAAGACGAGCAAAGGGTACTTGATAGACGCGCCGCTATAACACCGTGGGTATTAGCTAGCATATTCCGAAAAGAAGGCGCACCCGACCCAAAGATAACGGACTTCATGCCGCAATCGAAGATCGAAGAGCCGAAGGAAGAAAATGGACAACGCGCATTAGCCGAAGCCCTAAAATCAATATCAAAGAATGGCCAGCAACTCAGCATACCTCCGGCAGACGCTGACGGGAATTGAAGGAATTTCCGAGGTGTTGAACGCGCTACCATCAGATCTACGAAAGCAGATAATGAGCACGGCTATGGGCGAGGCCGCTAAGCCAATCGTCAGGGCTGCTAAAACGTTTGCGCCTAGGAAAACTGGAGCGCTACGGACCAGCATTAATCATGTCGTTCGCAAGTACCGTGACGGTGAATCCGTTGTAGCTATCATCGGTCCTGACAAAGATTACTATGGAAGCGGGAAGAGGCTGAAGAAAACCGCGGATCGGCGCGGCGCAGATCGTCCGTCTAAGTACGCACATCTAGTAGAGTTTGGGCACGCAGTTAAAGGCGGTGTTGGGGCGAAGCTTGTGCAGCCAAAGCCATTTATGCGTCCCGCCGTCATGTCGGCTGCGAGCAGCACGGGCGAGACGCTTGCCGAAGGGGTTCGAAAGGGGATCGAGCGCACGCGAGCACGACTCGTTAAAAAGGGGCTACACGTAGCCTAACCAGAAATAAAAATGGCAAAGAAATCCATTGGCGACCTTCACGCGACTGTTACAGCCGACGCGGTTCAATTCGTTAACGAATTTAAGCGTGCGGATAATGAGGCGCGTCGATCTGCCGCGAACATAAAGAAGACACTTTCCCAGCAATTCGGTGATGAGATTGGCAAGACGGGGAAAAAGTTTGCGTTAGGCTTTTTGGGTGGTGCAGCGCTTACGCGCATTATTTCGGAGATCTCGGAAGTTGCCCGAAACATTGACAACATACCGGGCGTTCCTGCTTCGACAATTGAGTCGATTAGGACAATGAACTACGAGTTTGCACAGACTCGCTTGCAACTACAACAGGGGGTTGCGCGTGCTGCAGGATGGGTGGCGAATATTGGAACGGGGCTTGGCTTTGGACTGGCTTCGATGGTTTATGGAACGGACGCCGCCGCTGAAAGCTTCAACGATTTTAATAAGGAGGCCGCTGCGTTTGCGCGGATGGATGTTGATCGCCAGCTAGGTGACTTAGCATCAGAGTTTGAGCGGCTGAAGGTGTCGCCAAGGGAAAGCCTGCGAAATAAGGACCTGGAGAAAGAGACAGAGCAGCTGACTAAATTCGCCGCAACGGGCGTTGTTGCGCTAAACGAATATAAGAACGCAAAGCTAGAGGCGCTTGCTGCTAAGGTTAAGGTTCAAGGCGGGGCATCACAGGCCGATATAGATCAGGCATCTATAGAAGTCTTAAAGAATCAAATCACGTTACAGCGCAATGCTAACGAGCTTGGGCAGAAATACGAAGATACACTAAAGCATGTAGCGGCAACGCGTCAGGCGGACTACGTTTCTACCCTGAGCACATCTCAGGCTATGGAGTATTTAAATACGCAATTGCGTGTTTACTCCCAGCGACTTGGTGAAGCGTACTCTAAGGGAGATAAAGAAAAGGTTGTAGAGCTAACCAAGGACATAGGCGAGGTTGAGCATAAGATATTCACCCTGAAGCACAGCGTGCGAACCGCATCACAAGAAATGCGGGATACTTTCGTTTCGAATTTCCAAGACATCAGCAGTGAACTGACGAAGTTTATTACTGGTGGCGGTGCTGATTTTAAGGGGTTCATAAAGCGACTTGCTGACGAAATAATTGGCATGGCTATAAAGCTAGCCATAATAAACCCGTTGCTGAACGGAATTTTTGGCGGAGCTTCAGGTTGGAGCGCTCTTCCGGCTATGTTTAACTTTGGTGGCGGCAAGGCTTCAGGTGGAACACTAGATCCGGGTAAATGGCATGTCGTGGGCGAAAACGGCCCTGAGATTTTAGCCAAGGGGACGTCGGGCACAGTTATACCAGCGGGGGCTACGGCAAACCTCATGCGTGGCCAGAGCGGAGACACTTATGTTATCGACGCTCGCGGAGCCGATCAAACATCTGTCGCCCGTCTTGAAAGACTTATCATGCAGCTAAACGGTTCCATAGAAAAGCGCGCTGTTGCTGCTGTAAACAACGACACATCTAGAAGGGGGAGGGCGTAGTCCATGGCTATAACGTATCCACTCACTCTGCCGTCTAGCCCCGGCGTTCAACGAATCACATGGAGACAGAAAAGCATCGTTGCGCAGGGGCGGTCTCCATTCACGGGGCAAATGCAGACATTCCGCCACTCTGGCCAGTGGTGGGAGGTGGATGTGGTTTATCCGCCAGTAAATGACCCCGACATCGCCGAGGGGTTGCTTGCAAAGCTGAGGTCGCTTAATGGTCCGGAAGGCACTTTCTACTTTGGCGACTCGGTCCGAAAACTTCCCCGCGGTACAATAGCAGGTAGCGTTACCGTAGGTTCTGGCGCAACTATCGGCACCTCTACGTTGCCGCTTTCTGGCGGTTCAGGCGCGTTTGCTGTTGGTGATTGGCTACAGATTTCGACGCACCTATATAAGGTTGACCAAGTCAATAGTGGGTCTGTCGATGTCTGGCCGAGGCTTCGTCAGTCCTATGCGAATGGAACGGCCGTTACATACAATTACCCTAAGGGCTTATTTAGACTTTCATCGGCACAGGGCTGGGATGTGGATGAACTACGTATATATGGAATATCATTTAGCGCAGTGGAGGCAATATGAGCAGAAGCCTAACAACTGCATTATCAAACGAAATTAGTGCACAGAAGCTAAATCCAATTTTCTTAGCGGAAATGGATTTTAGTGAAGGCGTTGTTCGCGCCTGGTCGGGATACGGTACGCTTAACTGGAACGGGCAAGAGTGGAGTGGGCTTGGGAAGTTTGCGGGCGTTGACATTGTTCCTGAAGTTGCAGGCACCCAGGCGCAAGGAGTCGCCTTTAAGTTGCAGGGAATCCCGTCAGACCTGGTATCACTTTCGTTTTCGAACACGTACCAGGGGCGATCTTGCAAGCTGTACTTTGGTGCACTGTCGGATGCGGCGGAGGTAGTTGTAGACCCAACACAGCTATTCGCGGGCCGTATGGATGTAGCAGCAATCGACGATGATGGAGCTACGGCGTCGATAACTATCACAGGTGAAAATAGATTGATCGATCTGCAGCGCCCCCGTGAGCGCAGGTATACCGACGAAGACCAGCGACACTATTTTACAGACGACAGGGGGCTAGAGTTTGTAGCCGTAATACAAGACAAAGATTTCACATGGGGGCCGCGCACTTCTACGGCGTCGACCACCGATGCAGGTGGCGGAGGAATGATCTACTCTAGCAGATTTGGAGGAATACCAGAATGAACCGAGTAAGCAACTGGCCAAGTTATTTTGATGCTGCTGTCGAGAATCTTCGGGCGCCATTTACGTGGGGCAAAAACGATTGCTGTATAGGTGCGTGTAATGTTCTTTGTGCAATAACCGGCGATGACCCTGGAGCTGATCTACGTGACACATACGACAGTGCGCTTTCTGCGGCCCGTATATTAAAAAAGATGGGAGGCGTAGAGGCAATAACAGAGAGTCGTTGTTTAGCGCGTGGCTGGATAGGTATCGATCCACTAAGCGCAAGGCGTGGAGATTTAGTGCTGATTGATACAGAGCAAGGTGCGGCCGTCGGTATTTGTATTGGATCCAGAGTTCTTTTTGCTGGCGGTGAAGAGCGGCCACTAAAAACAGCCCGTCGCGCTTGGAGGGTAAACTAATGCCACAAGTAATTCCTATTATCGTCGCATGGTGGGGGGCTGCGGCTGTTACGATAGCGGGCGTAGCAATCACATGGGGTACGATTGTGCAGGTCGCGCTGTTGGCGGCATCTATAGCCTACAGCTCTGCTCAAAATCGAAAGATGAAGAGGGCAATGGCCTCGATGCTTTCGAATCAAGCGCAAGAGCGAAAGTTTATGGTGCGTGAGCCCGTCGCGCCGCGGCGGCTCATATACGGTATTTCTAAGGTGTCCGGGCCCATCATGTTTCTCCACTCAAATGGATCGCCGAACGAAAACCTACACGTAGTTATAGCGCTCGCCGGACATGAGTGCGATTCAATCGTTACCTATCACCTGAATGACGAGACTATCACTCTAGATGGATCGGGAAACGAAACGTCTAAGTATTCTGGATACATCCGAGTAAAGGCGCATCTAGGTGCATCGGATCAATCCGCCGACTCCGACCTTGTTTCCGAAGTGCCAGGGTTATGGACGACGGACCACCGCCTTCGCGGAATCTGTTATCTGTACGCTAAAGCCGTGTACAACCAAGAGCTTTTCCCGAATGGCATGCCTAACTTTTCGGCGGTAGTGAAGGGACGAAAGGTGTACGATCCACGTGACGGCGCGCAAGATCCCGACGACGAATCGACCTGGGTTTGGAGCGACAATTCCGCCCTTTGTGTTGCGGACTATCTGACGCACGAACTTGGAATGGGAATTCCTTACAGCGAGATAGACGAGGACGCCCTAATCGAAGCGGCGAATATCTGCGACGAGACCATCACGAAGCAGGATAGCACGACCGAAAAACGTTATACATGTAACGGCACAATCACGACGAATGAGCGCCCTGTTGATGTTATCGACAACCTGCTTTCGTCGATGGCGGGCACGCTCGTCTATTCGGGCGGCAAGTGGATCATCTTGGCCGGCGCACATCGCGCGTCGTCGCTCAGTCTTGCAGAAGGCGATATTCACGGCCCAGTGCAAGTTCAGACGCGCGTTAGTCGCCGTGAAAACTACAACGGCGTCAAGGGTATCATGGTCAGTCCCGAGGCAAACTGGTCACTGATTGATTTTCCGCCTGTAAAGAACGATACCTACACAGGATGGGACGGCGGCGAGCGACAGTGGAAGGAGGTCGAGTACCCGTTCACGATTTCGACCGCCACGGCACAGCGCCTCGCCAAGATTGAACTCGAACGAGGCCGCCAGCAGATCACGTTCACGGCGGTTTTTTCCCTGAAAGGGATGAAGGTTCGTGCTGGCGATACAGTCGCGCTGTCCTTCACGCGCTACGGATGGACGAATAAACTGTTCGAGGTGGCGGAATGGAATTTCCAGCAGTACGCCGATCAGAATGGCAACCCAGCGCTTGGTGTTCAGCTTTCATTGCGCGAAACCGCCTCTGGTGTATGGGATTGGGCAGACGGAGAGGAAACGCCTTACGACCTAGCGGCAAACACGACACTGCCGAATCCATTCGTCGTGGCCGCACCGACATCGTTTGCACTGCAGTCCGGTTCGCCGACTGTCATTGTGCAGCCTGATGGAACTGTCGTGCCGAGATTGCGGGCGTATTGGACCGCGCCGGCTGACATTTTCGTTACGCAGGGCGGTCGCATTGAAATTCAGTATAAGCAAAGCCTTGATTCCGATTGGCTGCACTGGAATTTCGTTAGTGGCGACCAGACGCAGGACTTTATTACCGACGTGAAGGTCGGTATCGGGTACGACGTTCGCATCAGATCGGAGTCGATTCATGGTGTCCATTCGGCGTGGCAGACCGTCACCAATCACACCGTTGCCGGCGACTCGACTGCTCCGGGTGTGCCGACTGGATTAACCGCGATTGCCGGAACGGGCAAGGCAGTGCAGCTGAAATGGACCGCCGTTACCGACGTAGATATTTCGGAATACGGTATTTGGCGCAACACTACAAACACGCCAGGAACCGCTACGAAGATCGCCGAGGTTGATAGCACTTCGTACACCGATGTAGATGTAGCGCTATCGACCACGTATTACTACTGGGTCACGGCGATCGACAATTCGGAAAACGAAAGCGCCAAGAGTTCGGGCGCAAGCACAGCCACAGGTGGGAGCCCTGGGAGCAACACTACCCCGCCCGCTACGCCAAGCGCTCCGACGTTAAGCTCATCGGGCAACTACCAATCATCCGATGGGAACACGTGGGCCTACGTAGTACTCAATGTGCCATCAAACACGGGCGCATTCTTGCGCAACCTGTACTACAAGCTATCGTCATCTGCCGACTATCAGATTGCCGGACAGCGCGACTATTCCTCTACGGGCGGCGTTATCTCTTCGGGCACTTGGCGCATAGACGACTTACTGCCCGGCGCGTCGTACGATTTTCGAATCATCGACTTCAACGAAGACGCATATGCGTCCGGGCCCGGCACGCTCACAGGCGTAACAACGCCAAGCGACTCATCGGCGCCAGCTGCGCCCACCGGACTAACGGCTCAGGCTGGAACCGGAAAGCTCATCACACTAGACTGGAGCGACAACACGGAAGCGGACTTCCAAGAGTATGCGATCTATCGCAACACGACGAACAGCTCAGGCTCTGCAACAAAGATCGCCGAAGCACGCGCAAGCCGGTTTGACGATGCCGACGTTTCTCTAGGGACTACGTACTACTACTGGATCAAGGCTAGCGATCGGTCCGAGAACTGGAGTGGTTTTAGTTCCGTAGCATCGGCAACGACAGTCGCTGTTCAGGATTCCTCTGTAGATCAGACAGCGCCGTCAGCGCCGTCTGCTGCGACGATGACAGGGTCCGGCGTATACAATGCTGGCGACGGCACGGTTTACGCCTACATCACGCTTTCGGTTCCTGCACGACCAACAGGCGCAAAGTATCAGAACATTCTCTGGCGCCGACTTGGCGCGTCCGGATGGACGATTGCTGCGCAGCCAGACAATACATCTACGCAAACGGTACAGATCGACGACCTGTCACCAGGAAGCCAATACGAGGTTGCGACACAGGCGTTTTCGTTCTCGGGTGTTGGCAGCTCGGTAGTCGCCGCGAGCGGCTCACCGTTTACGGCTCCGACTAAAAGCGCAGGGCCGAGTGCGCCGCAGAACGCCGCAATATTTGGCCCGGCATCGTACAACGTACCCGCCGTTCTAGTTGGCGGCGTTGTGCCGTTTGCCTACGTGGCAAAGTGGGACCCGCCTGCTGATAACGACGTAGACTACTACGAGGTTAAATCAACGCTGACAAACAGCGATGGTGCGACGGATTATAGCTGGTGGAATTCGGGCACGCCTGGCTCGTACAAAACATCCGAGCGGGTGTTTGTCCTCTACAATCTTAGTCCAAGCGCTGGGTACACTCGAGTCAGGGCAATCAATCGATCAGGGGTTGCTGGGTCGTGGGCGTACTGCGGCAACGGCAACAGCGTTTGCTCACTCCCTATCGGCAATATCGCCACTGAGAGTAAGAGCGACACGACACTGACCGGGTTCAAACTCGGTGGCGGTGGATCGACTGTTCAGCAAAAGGCTGAGTATGTAGATACGGTTGTACCGACGCTCTCGGGTGGTTCGCCCTCTGAAAACTTCAATGTCGATCTAACTGGCCGCGGATTCAGCACGAAGCCAGACGCAGGCGCGGTGAGCTGCGCAAATGATCCTCTGATAAAGGCGGATTACGACTGGGATAATGGGAGCAACAGCAGCACCAATGCCGTAGTGCGAGCATACCGCGTAGATGGCTCAAACATTGGCGGCGGCCCGTATCGCTTCAGCGTAGACTTCAAAGAAATCTAACCATGGCTCTTCAAAAAACAGTTAGCACCAAGTACAGCGTCGATGCCGGCTACTGGTCGCTCACTAAGATCAATAAACTCGACTGGATCGCGCTCGAGGCGGAACTCTATTTCTCGCTTTTCGCGAGCAAGGAAGCCGCTAAGTCTCGTTCAGAGCCGATGTCCGTAATTAAGGTGCGGTTCAAAGGTCAGCGATTCACCGACCTTTTCGGCAAGGATGTGCCAGACGTTTCAAAGTTCGTCGCGCTGGGATACACCGCTTTCAAGGCGGAGCTGGCGCAGAAAACCCTATTCTCTGAAATCATCGGCGACCACGCGGCCGAGATCAATGGGGCAGAGGACGTGTGAGCATAAGGCCGTCATTCAATGTCCATTGTCAGCACTGCCGCGAATGGGCGCACGCGTTCGCGATGATTTGCGACGAACTCGACAAGCAAAAGGCGCTGACCGAAGTCGCGCGCGGAGCGCTGCGCGACGCCGAGGGCCGATATAGCCATCTCGTGAAGACGATGGCGCAACCTAAACAAGAAAACTAATCCCCACCGTGGCATCGACCAACCAAGCGGCAACCGAGATCCTGAATCATTACACCGCGAAATTTCCTGAGATGCCCACGCGAGCACTGGCCCGGCTCATATTCAAAAAGCATGGCATGGCGTTTGCCTCAATAGACTCGGTTTCCCAGGGAGTTCGCGCGCGGCGCGGCGCACACGGGAAACAGCGGCGAAAGTATCAGACCGCGCCGGCCGCGCCAGCGAGTCGATTTAATGCGCAAAACCCTCTCGCGCTCCCGCAGTCCGAAGAGCGCATTTGGGAACCCTTCGTAATGGATGGCTGCACGCGCCCTCTGGTTATCAGCGACATTCACAGTCCATATTTCAATACGCCAGCGCTGACATGTGCGCTGCAAGACGGTCTGCGCAGTAAGTGCGATGCGGTGCTGATTAACGGGGACCTCATCGACTTCCACACGCTTTCTAGGTTCGTGAAAGACCCTTCGAAGCGCCGCTTCAAGGGCGAGATGGAGACTGCTCGCGCTCTGCTTTTGCGCATACGTGAGCTTTTCCCAAAGGCGAGAATCGTGTTGAAGGCCGGAAACCACGACGACCGATTCTGGATCTTCATGGCCGAGCGCGTGCCGGAACTGCTCGAGGATGAAGAAGTGCAGAAGAATATGAGCCTAGCTAAGCTCCTGCACCTGGATAAGCTCGGGATCGAGTACGTTGGCGAAAAGCGCGAGGTGATGCTTGGGCGATTGCCAGTTTTGCATGGTCACGAGTTCCGTGCCGGATTTGCGCCGCCGGTAAACCCGGCGCGTGGCGCCTACCTGAAGGCGAAAGATTGCGTGCTCGTCAGTCACCACCATGTGACCAGCGAGAACACCGTGACGACCATCGGGCGAAAGATCATAACGACTTGGTCAATCGGGTGCCTCTGCGAACTGCGACCAGCGTACGATCCGTTCAACGGGTGGAATCATGGCCACGCGATTGTTGAGCTTTCGCGCGGTGGGGATTTTCACGTGCAGAATAAGCGACAGCTCGACGGCCGAATTTTGTGAGCACGCCGATCGACTGGGATGCGCAGAAGCTCCGCGCCTACTGCACGACCTGGACGCGCCACGGCACATGTCCGATTTGCGGCGCTGACACGATGGTCGGCACGCTCGACCGAAAGCCGATCCAGTACGTCTGCAGCTATTCGCCGAAGCATGATGAAGCGGTGGCGATGGCGGTAAAAAAGCCCGCCGGTTAGGGCGGGCGTGGGTGCGGTGGGTGATTACTTTCGTCCGAGTGCTTTAAGGACTCGTTCCATCCATTCCTCGCCACTCAGGCCGCGGTAAGTATCAATCTCGATTGCGGAGTGGTACGCGGTGGCCTTTTCGGGGTCGGCGATTTCCTCGAGCAACGTGCGGAATGTGTCTGTGTTACTGTGCTGTGCCTCACTCACCGGCTCCGGGATAGGGCCAGCGAACTGACCAGACTCGTCTTCAATCCACGATTCACTGCCGTCTGGCCAGCGTGTCTTTAAGCGTCCGCACTCCATCCAAATATCATGTATTGTCGGTTCAGCTCCGACCACGTCGCGCATCCAATAGGCGCCCGGCACCGTCGGCCTCTCGCTCGTCCAAATAAGTTGATTCATGGGTTAGATCTTATCCGGCATCACCGCAGGATCGCCAAGCGTTCCGTCATACGGCAATCCGCGAAGTTCTGGGAAAACGAAAATGAAGTTGTGCTCAATACTGGCACGATACTCAAACGTCTCGGCCTTCGTGGTGAGTCCAAGCGCACGAGCAGCGCTGGCAAGCTCGAGATACTGGCTCTGCCGAATGCGCAGGAACTGTTCGAAGGTTAGAGTGTAGGTCTTCGCAGCCGGCGTGACCGGCGGTGGCACTACAACGGCGGGAGGCACAAAGCGAATCACCGCAGCGCGGCCAACAGATTGATTTCCGGCGAAGAGGGACGAAGCGGCGACGGCCGCGAGGAGAAGCGTGAAAACGATGCGTTTCATAACGAGACGTACCATATCCGAAAAATAAACCATTGCCTATCAACAATGAGAAGCTGACTCGAAATCAGGTAAACGGGAAACCGTTTCGTGGGTTCAAATCCCACCCTCTCCGCCACTTATGAAGCTCCGGTAATCCCGGAGCTTTTTTGTAACTGCCAAAACCTGACCGGAACCTGCCCGGTAGTTTTCTCTTGTCTAATCACACACACCTGACGAGAGGTCAGGTGTATGCCACGAGTAGATTACGCGCTTTCGCCAGAGCAACGCATCGACGCCCGCGAGGCGTTTCGGCTGATCGAGGGCACGGGGCTCTCGCTGGTCGACGTGGTGAAGCGGGGGCTTGGTGAAAAACGCGCAAGTCATCGCGCCCTGACGAATGAAGTTGTTCGTCTGTTTCTGATCTCGAGACGAGAGGAGGGGTGCCGGCCCAAGACGATCGCCTTCTATGCGGACTTTTTGCGGCCGATCGCCGAGCAATTCGGGGATCGCGTGTTTGACACCATCACGCGCGCAGAGCTTGCGAAATGTATTCAGGGCGCGACGGACGGAGCCACCGCCAGGACATCGATTGCGCGTGCAAGCCGTGCCCTTTGGCGCTGGGCAATGGCTCGCCCTGAGCCAATGGCTGCCGTTGACGCATCGATGGGGCTTCGGTTCATCGTGGCGAAGAAGGAGGGGAGGAAGCCCGCCGTGTTGACCGTGGAGCAGTGCGGCGCGATCCTCGCCGGAGCTGGCCATTTTCGCGGCGCCCTTGCGCTAATGCTTGGAGCTGGCGTGCGGCCCGAAGAAATCCGGGGCCCTGGAAAAGAGCCGATGCGCTGGCGAGACATCGACATAACGCACAGCGCGATCACGGTGCGCGCCGAATGCTCCAAAACACGCAAAGAGCGAATCATTGAGAACCCGCCGCCGATGTTGTGGCAGTGGATCACGCCAGGAAATTCCGACGAACCGATCAGCCCAGCGCTCGCGCGGTCGATCATCGATGTGGCGAAAACTGCGGCGGGGCTGAAGAAGTGGACGCAGGATGCCACCCGGCACACGTTCGCATCCTATGCGCTGGCGCTCACTCAGGATCCCGGGAAAGTGGCGCTCTGGCTCGGACACGAGGAGTCGCCAAAGATGCTTTTCAACCATTACCACCGTCCAGGGCTTCGTGCGCCAGCAGTTGCGTTTTTTAGCCTATGCAACGAGGGCGCAGTGTGCCCGTTCCGCTAGGGCGAAAAACCAGCCATCTGCCCCCATAAATTTGTCACATCGTGGTACAGTTGATCCTCCGGCGTGAACAAGAAAAAATAGGACTGAAAACCAGTATAGCCGCCGAAACTGTTTTTGGCGTTAACGCGAACTGGAATAATCCATCCGAAGTGAGATTTACCGCCGTAGATTAGACCATCTTTACACCAGCCCTTTTGTGGGTGGCCGAACTGGTAGCGCGCAGATTCGGGGTCTTTCAGTCGCTGTTGCATGAAGCCCGTAATGCGGGCCTCATAGTCGGAAGGCGGTGTGCCGTAGTTAGCTTTCTGCATTTGCTCGTGGGTCACGCAGCTGCAGAGCAGTAGGAATAGGATAGGGAAGAAAGCTTTCACGTCCGTACGCTGGCTATTTTAGGAGCGCGGTGCAAGTCGTGACAAATTTGTGACATATGGGATCCGGCCGTCTGCTATCGTGCTGCATGACGGCGCAGGAGTGTACGCCGCCAAAACGCCAAGATTCGGTAGGCTGGGACAGCGCATGTCCCACCCTATCGGATAAACTCCGACCATGAAGACAAAGCGAATCCCGAACGCAGAACTGCGAGTTATCTCGCTTGCGCAGCATCCGATTTCCGCCAATGCGAAAATCGTTCACCTCGGCCGACCACGAAAACCTTGCGCCTGGACCTCACCAGACTCTGCAAAGCGCGACCACGAGCACGCTGAGATTATTCGGCTCAGTGCTTTTTTGAGGGCGGGGGAGCCAGGCGGATCGGCTGCGTAACTTCACCATGCTCGCTTACGTGCCGCGCAAGCGCTGCTGCTAGTTGGCGCAGCGTTTCTGACGGCTGAATCTTCACCTTTTCACACGCGTCATAGAACTCCATCTTTTCATCGGGAGTTACGTACGAGCTTAGCTTTTCGGAGCGAGTGACCTGTAGGCGTGGCCGGGCCATTAGCCGCAGTCAACAGCTTGCCAATCAACCAGTGCAACACCGGACGGCGGAGTTAATTAGAGTTATTCGGTCCTATAAACTCCTGCAAATGTGCCGAAACTAATTTCAGCATGAGTAGATCAAAAAAACAAAAACCGCAGTCGCCGGAATTCCGGCAGCTGCGGCAGGCGATAGTGAGGGCTAACTCTGTTTTTGAACTCCGGGTAGCGGCGTTCAAAGCGCTTTATTGGGCGGCTGCGCCAGCTTCTCGGCGACGTAAAGTTGTAGCGCTTTCCGAATCAGGGCAGAGAGTCGGCCCTTCGGCGCGACCGTGCTAAACTCAGCCTCAGCTCGGGCACGGATAGCCTCATCCTCGATATCAGACACCTGGAAGGTTATCCGTTTACCCGTGCGGATCGGCTCGTTCTTTCTAGCGCTCTTTTTCATGTCGTGTGTCATACACTGTCTGACACATTGCTTGCAAGTTCATAGGTAAGTCGAAAGTTCCCTAAACAAAACTAGGGGAATCCCCGCTTTTTTGCTTGCGTGTGTCTGACACACGACACTAGGGTCCGACACATGCCACGAATTACTTTCCGTCCAGATGCGGAGTGTGAGGCGATTATCGAAAAGGCGAAAGTGGTCACCGGTTTAAACGACAGCGAACTGTGCCGCGTAGCCATCGTCGAGTACGTAGCCAAGCAGTCCCCTGATAAAATCCAACGCGCGCACAATGCGCACCGTGTTCGGCTCATGAAGCGAAAGGCCGCAGCGTGAGCCCCGAAGTTAAGCACCCGCTGATCTGCATCTGCTTTTGGGCCGTGGTAGCGCTGATCGCGGGCACCTGGGCGCTCGCCACCGAGCACCGCCTGAAGCGGAAGCTCGGTAAAGACTACGAGGGGCCTCTCAATGACTGAGCAAGACACCATCCTCACGAAGGCCGAGGGCATGGCTCTTGCGAAAAAATCTACGCCCCTAGCTTTCGACAAGTGGCGGCGTAAATGGGGTGTTCGCGGACGCGGACGCTACTCCAAGCATGCGATAGAGCACGCGATGCACCGCGAGGCCACCGCACTTCGGCGCAAGATCATCTAACTTTCCCCCGCGGCCGCTGCGCTTGGTATGCGCTTCACCGGTTCCGCCTGCCTACGGGCTCCACGGCAATTCACGACGGGCGCGGGAACAAAACTTTAACCGAGACAAGGAAACAAAATGTACGCTGAACTTATTATCGACTCTCTTCCTGGCTTTCGCGGCCATGCGTCACTGTATAAACTCACGCCGCCAATTACGTACGACGGCAGGTCAATTGAGCACGTAGTGGTTTCATCGGTTGGCGACGACTGGGTGTGTGAAACCTATATTTTCGAAGCCGACTCAGCGGGTGAGGTTAAAAACTGGGGCGAGCTTCCTGGAAGCTACAAAGGCGGCGTTGGCCACGAATGCGCACTTTTCGGGGCTGGCTATCAGATCAAGGCGACCGCCTAACATGACCGCCACGGACGCCACCTTCCTTGCGCTCGGCATCCTTGCGATCGTCGCGGTGTGCCTCTGGTCGGTTGACCGCGAGTTGACCGAGCGTGCGAGACGGCAGCGTTTGCAGCGGCAAATTGCGCTGCTGGACGACGCGGTGAGCGAGGCGGGCGTGATTCGGATATTTCCCTGCCACCACAGGGCGTCTACACGCGGTGACTCGATTAGCGCGTTTGGAGCGATCGTGGAGTCAACGCCCCACTGCGAAAGCATGGGTCATCTGAGGGAATGTGTTAGCCGAGCATCCTAAATCAATCGCTCCATCGGCCAACTTTGCCGGGGAATGGCGGGGCTGACCTCGCGATAGGCCCCAACGTAGTACCCGGCTCAATTTCGGGCGTAGTGCCCTGAACAAGACAAAAACAAAAAAGGCCTCCGGTGCGAACGGAGGCCCAACTAACAAAGGAAACTAGGACCATGTCTATGACAGAAAACAACGCCGTCAAGGCGGTTCAGAAAAAGGCGGTGCGTAACGCGCACCTTGCCAACCCGAAAAAGAATCCCGCGCGCCGTCGCGTCGTGGTTGATGAACCGCTGTCCATCTACATCGCCCCGGATGCGATGAAGCCGAAGCGCAACGCGCTGGGTAATCCCATCCCCGGCAAGTTTGTCCCGTACTGGCCCGGCGCTCGTAAGGTCTCCAAGTACGCGCCCCACGTCGGCAACAAGCAACTCGCGCGAAAGGAGGCCGCCCGTGGCTAAGATCGACATCAACAAAGTCGCGGAGGTCGTCAAAAAGAACCAGGTCGAGCCGCCCAAACTGCGGCAGATCATCGAGGACCTGAACGCTCTTCTCGCGGCTGAGGCCGAAGAGGAGACGCCTCCCGCGATCAAAAAGCAGTTCTGCATTCTGATCAGCGACCCGAATGGCGAACTCCCGAAGACGGACTTCACCGGCTGGGCGCTGCAGATGGCTGAAGGCGAAAGCCCGGCGACGCTCACCGATCGCATCTACCGCGCGGCATACGACTACAACGCCACCAAGAAGGGCCGACTCTATCCAGCGAAGACGGTTGCAGAGGCGATCGAGAACGTGCCCGCGCGCTTCTTCAAGGAGGTCGAGACCTGGGTGAAGACCAAGACCCCGGTGATCATGCTCCGCACGGACAACACCATCCCGCGGGATGAGAACGCAGTGAATCGCCGCCGGCAGGCGGAGGCGGAATAGCCATGCTCTACCAATATAAAACGAGCGGAGGCATCGAGGCTTCTGTCGAAGCCAAGAGCGCCGGTGAGGCAATCAATAGCGCCCTTATGCGCCACCAGGGTGAGAAAATTGTGCGCTGCTGGCGCGGCACGACGACTGGCTTATATGCAGGCATCGTTGAGTACGAGATTCCTAACCGCGATCCATTCATCGCAAAGACCGAGGCACCAGAGCCTTCAAGGCAAATAGTACAGCCTTTCGACTTTCTCGCCGAAGTTCCTGTTAAGGAAAAGCAGCGGAAATCCAGGGGTCCTAAAATAAAAGAGGAGAAGGTGCGATGACCGCCCTCGACCGCCTAATCATCGCCGCGAACGCCGCACAGCTCGCGGGCTTCAACGAAACCGCCGCCGCTCTGGTAGCGCTGGCGAATGGAATGAAAGGAAATTTGTGAGTAGAGAACTTTCAACTACACAATCAAGCGCCCCGGCGTTGGTTCAGCTCATGGCTCAGGCTATGGGCGACGGCAAGGGGCCTGAGTATCTGCGGGAGCTGCTGGCAGTTCGCCGCGAGTGGGAGGCCGACGAAGCACGTAAGGCTTTCAATCTGGCGGTTGCTGATTTCCAGCGCCGCGCCCCCATCGTCGAGAAGGGAGACAAAGCGTACGATAAAGACTACGCGCGCCTTGACCGCATCTGGCGCACGATCCGCCCGCTGGTGACAGAGCTTGGCCTGTCAATCACGTGGCAAACGTGCGAACTCCGCGACGGCCTGTGCCATGTCGAGGGACAGCTGCGCCACCGCGACGGGCACGGCGAACGCATCGTGCAGGACATTCCGGTGCCTGAGCTGCTCAAGGGCCAGAACAAGGCGCAGCAGATGGGCAGCGCGACTACCTACGCTAAACGGTACGCGCTCTGCGGCGCGCTCGGCATCGTGACTGGCGACGATGACGACGGCCATAAAGCCGGTTCCGAGTTTGTCACGTACGAGCAGGCGCAGGAGCTGACTGCGATGATCGACGCTTGCCGCGGTATCAACGGTTTCAACGAAACCGCGTTCTGGGGCTGGGTCGGCGTTGCGAGTAAGGTTGCGGCTGAGATCCCGGCGACGCGCTACGCGGAAGTGCGGGCGATGCTGCAGAAGAAACTGAAGGGAGTTGTATCATGAAGGGCGTAGCTTTGGGTATATTTGTTACATGCTGCTGCTTTTGGGTTTTTTGGCTGGCGGTTTATCCAAGAGGCGTCTGGGAGCTTCTCACGTGGCGCGATTTCCGGGATTGGAATAGAGAGCAGGCTGCCGCGTCTGCGATGCTGTGGCTTTATGCCGTTATTACGGTTGCCACAGGAGGTATGCTTCTATGAACGCGTTAAAGTGCCAGCAGCGCTCGGAGGCGTGGTATGAGGCGCGTCGCGGACTGCCGACCTGTAGTCGATTCGACAAGATCCTCACGGCAGCCAAGGGCGAGCCAAGCAAGTCGCAGGAAACGCTCATCAATGAGCTTATCGCGGAATCCATCCTGCCGCCTGAGCAAGGTCTAGTCCGCCCGCAGCTCACCAGCGCCGACATTGAGCACGGCATGATCCTCGAGGCCGAGGCACGCTGCTGCTACGAGCTGGAGTTCGCCAGCGAGCCGGTGCGTGAAGTCGGCTTTGTGCTGGCAGAGTGCGGGCTGTACGGCGGCTCACCTGACGCGCTTGTCGGTGAGGCTGGCGGCGTGGAAATCAAATGCCCGCGAGCTGATACACACATCGGTTACGTGCGCGCGAACGTATTGCCGGTTGAATACAAGTGCCAGGTGCACGGCTACATGGTCGTCACTGGTCGCGACTGGTGGGACTTCTTCAGTTACTATCGCGGCTTTCCGTTGCTTCGCCTGCGCGTGGAGCGGGACGCGTTCACCGCAAAGCTCGCCGCTGAGCTGCTCAACTTCTGCGCCAAGTATGACAAAGCGCGCAAGGCTTTCGGCCTGCCGACGCTCGCCGAAAAAGCAAAGGGGGCCGCATGAGCTACCTGCAGGAAACCGCGAAGGCGTGCGACTACCTGATTGACCGCGAGCTGGCACGCGAGGAAGCGCGGTCAGTTGCGCGCGCCGAGACGGTTCGCCAGATCCGCGCCACGAGGGAATCCGCTTGCCCGTACTACGTGATTATCGAGCCGGGCACATCTACGATTCTCGGCGGCCAGTATTTCGGCAATCACAGCGTCGCCAGCCAATATGCCGCGCAGCTCAGCGGTCGCGTGGTGCCAGTCTCGTGGTTTCGCTCGCACTTCAAGGCCGATCCGCTGCATGGGTTAACGGCGAATCTCGAAGGCTACAAACCGAAGGCTCCGGGAAAGTTCGTCACGGACCAAGCCGCAGTGAAGAAATACCAGCGGGCATGGCGTCAGGCCAGATTGGAGGCTCAGTCATGATCTCCGACTCTCGCCGAATCGCACACCTGGCGTTTTCGCACATCGAAGACGTAGCCGGTACGCAACTACGCCGCCTTTGCTTCGAAGGCCGCTCACCCTGCGGAAACATGGTCAAGCACGCGATCGACCTGACGCCGGCCGAGTCGGTCGATCTGGTGGAGCTGCTATTTAAGGACGCGCAGAAGGTCGCCGAGAAAGAGAGGCAGGCGACTGCGTACCTGGTGCCAGTGGATGAAAGGAAGGCGTCATGAGGCCAGGAGTTATAGCATTCCTATTCGTCGCCGGAATCTGCGTTGCTCGTATTGGCTGGGCTGTTGTCAGCAACGAAATACACCACCGCCGCCGGATGCGGATGATCGGCGCACTGAAGGCCGAGAACCGCATGGCCGAATGGGCACCCGAGGAGGTGGAGAAATGAGCCGCGCCGTCTCCATCGACCAACTGCCGATGTCCGCGAGCACGCGCCGACTAAACGCTCAGCTTCTCGGCGACACGTCATGCGCTCAAACGCCGGTCGGTCTAGGCATGGCTAAGGCGAAGGCCGATGCCGCGAAGGATCTGCCCGAAGGTAAACGCATCCGCCAATCGAAGAAGCCGCTGATGAACGGCCTAGAGCGCGAGTTCTACGAGACGTATTTGCTGCAGTATTACACCGCGCCGCAGATTCACGCGCAACGGTTCTCGGTGCGCCTCTCTAACGGCGAAAACTACCGCCCTGATTTCGTCTGCATCACCGGCAACGAAACCACCGTTTGGGAGTGCAAGGGCCCATTCGCCTACCGCGGCGGCCTCGAAAAGCTGAAGCGCTGCGCAACCGTCATCCCGACTGCTCGCCATGTCCTCGTCTGGAAGGAAGACGGCGAATGGAAGCAGCAGATCGTTTTACCCGAACAGTAACCCACCTTCCCCGACTCCTCACGCCGCCGTGCGAGCGCGCATCTCAACATGATACAACCAGCCCGAGTGTTGGGGGCAGAAGAGCGCTACGAGGGGCGGGGCCAAATTTAACAATGAATACATGGACCAAACTCCCGCCGTTACCGCGGGATAAAATCAACTTCGGCTGTATGTGCTGCTCAAGCGTGGCCGAAGTCGCGCACATGGATATGGGCATCGCGGTTGGCTTCGGGATGGCGACTGTCACCCGAGACGGCGAGCTCGTGCATGACGGCGAGCGTGAATACAGCCAAGGGCGCGAGCCGTGGACTGTGGCCGATGCCGAGAAGGCTGCCGCGGCTGATCCTGATCACGACTGGCAGATTGAACTATACGGACCGCTTCACGGCGAAACCTATCAGCGCCACGAAGCGGGTCGATGGGTCCTCGTGCGCTCCAATCAAGGCTTTGCCTGACCCATCCCGGGCGGGCCGTAACCCAAAATGCACTACAGAAACGGAAGAGAAGCGAAGAACGGCGACAAGATCGTGCGCCTGAACGGTGGTAAGGTCGAAGCCTTTGGCGTGCTGCACAGCGCGACCCCGGGCAACGATTACTGCAACGGCAATATCGCCGTGGTTCAGTCCGCGCAGGAATACGCCTGCATGTGCGACTGCATCCACGTCGATGACCTGGCCGCGATCCTCGCGGAAAAGGGCCTCGATAAGCGCCCGGTGGGGAAGTGACCCGCCTGACAGCCGGGAAAGACCGGCACCAATTTAAGAACGTAAGGAAACAATGAATACAACGAAGCACGTAGTTTACCGCTCTCAGCAAGAGCAGATGTACGACGAGTTCATGATGGAACACCCGGAAATCGTCCTTGTGGCGCTTGGCGTCGCATTGGCGATGTGCGTGGCAATTCTTTGGAGGGCTCGCAAATGAGCGACACACCCACCCAACCCCAGCCCGACCAGCCTACCGCGGAAGCGGTGAAGGCGGCGCTAGCACTTGCCGATAAAAAAGGTAAATGGGACACCGTTTATTGCGCCCTTGAGCCATTTCGCCAAAGCGGTGATACCGACGCAGTAGATACAGCTCTGCGCGTACTCACCGCCGAACTGCGCCGCCTGGAAGCATCCGAACGCATTGCCATCGCAGAGCGTGGAGACGCATTGCAGTCGCTTGGGTTTGCGAAGGAGGAGATTGAGCAGCTGACCGCCGAGCTGGCCGCTTGCAACGACCTTTGCTCCATTGAAGACGGTGGCGGCAAAGTGTCCGAGGTGCTAGCCCGCAAGATCACCGCCCTCCTCGCCGAGAACGAGAAGCTGAAGGCGGAGACCGAGGTCTATCTGATGCGGCTCGCTGCCTGCTCAACCGTTGCGAACGCGAACACCTCGGAGTCCGCAGTCGTTGCTCGCAACATGCACCCGGACTATCGGTGCGCCGCTGTCGACGACGTGGCAAGGACTGTTGATAGAGAGATGGCCCTCCTCGCCCGTCTTGAGCAAGCCGAGGGGCTCACTGAGTATCTTAAAATCCAAGCAAACTCGTGGAGTAAAGTGTGGGAGGAGTTGTGCACCTGTGAGGACAGCTACAAAGCAACAGAGAGCGGTGATCCGTGCGGACGCGAGCACGCCATTTTGATCGTTCGCCACTTGAAGGCCCGTCTTGAGCAAGCCGAGGGGGTCGAGTTGCCCGCCGCGGACAAGGATCGGGCGCACTGGAAGGCCCGCGCCGACGCAGCCGAGGCCCGCATTAAGCAGCTGGAATCCGACCTCGCTGTAGTTGTCGGCTACCCATCAATCGAAGCGCGGTTAGCGGAATCAGAGCAGCGCAACGCGTGGCTGGTGGAGGCGCTGCTATCGGCCCGCGGAGGTCTGTGTGCCGCGGCAATTAAAGACGGTACAGCGGACATGATTGCCGCCGCCATCACCGCGCAGCCCGCGACGGAGCAGGGCGCGGAGGTCCGCGAGCTGGTCAGCGGATTGCGTCACCTCCACGACGTTCAAAACGGCCCGCCCCTGGTGCAATATTGGAACGAGTGGCAGGCCGCGATGGATAACGCTGCCGCACTACTCGCCAAGTACGAGCCGCGCACCACCGAGGGCGCGGAGAAAGGCGGACGATGAAATCCGCCCAGATTAAAAAATACCGCTGTCGCCTCAGTGGCCGGAAATACACGTCCGCGCAGTGGCTCAAATTAACACCGAAGGAACGAGAGTTGTGTGTCCGCATTCCTGCAGCCACCGCGGAGAAAGGGCAGAGCGAATGAGCACGCTGCTACCTTGGCTCATGTCCGCCATCACCATAGCTGTGATGTGGCTCGCTGGAAACCAGTGGCGCTATACGTGGCACCTGTCGTTTGTGAACCAGGCGCTGTGGATCACGTGGATTATCGGCACACAGTCGTGGGGCTTCATTCCGATGAACGTGTGCATGTGGATCGTTAGTGCCCGCAACCTGCGCAAGTGGTCCGCCCGCGCCGCACGAAAGGCTCAGCCGTGAGCACGGAGCACAATCCGGATAACGTGCCAGCCGACAAACTGCCAAAGGGGTGCCGGTTCGCGACAACCGAGGAGGTTGCAAAGCGCCGCCTTCGTCGCGCGTGGCTTTGGTCGCCACCAATGGGGTGTTTCGCGGGGCCGATCCATTGCCGCGTAGTTATCCCAAGGTGGACCTACTGCGTTCCCATCAAAGCAGTGCCGCCCCGCACCGCCACACCCCTCACCCAAATCAAACGTATCTACGCCGCCGCTACGCCGCGCCAACAGGCCGCCGTCAGACGGTGGGGAAAAGGACTGAAATGACCTGGAGACCTAAAGCAGCCGGTAAGCCAGCGAGTATCTACAAAACTACCTCGCGCGAATCTTCATGTGCCGAGTGCGCTTACCGCGACGCGAATTACTGCGCCATGCGGAAGGTTAAACTCGACGTATTCACTCTGCCAGTACGCCGATGCCGCGACCAGATGCACGAGGAACGCGGCGTCCCATTTAACCAATTCCCTGATTGTCAGGGTTAACACCAAATAAAATGCACTACAGAAACGGAAGAGAAGCGAAGAACGGCGACAAGATCGTGCGCCTGAACGGCGGTAAGGTCGAGGCCTTTGGCGTGCTGCACAGCGCGACTCCAGGCAACGACTACTGCAACGGCAATATCGCGACTATTCAGTCGGCGAATGAGTACGCCTGCATGTGCGACTGTATCCACGTCGATGACCTGGCCGCGATCCTCGCGGAAAAGGGCCTCGATAAGCGCCCGGCGGGTAAGTGACCAGCCTGACAGCCGGGAAAGACCGGCACCAATTTTTATGAATTATCACATGACCCCCGACCCGAACAACGACGCGCTGCGGGCGCTGCTGGAAACGCTGACCGGGTTCGCCGATCAGCTTCGGTATGAACTACAGCGCGGCGATTCTCCACGCAGCTATGCGGATATATTACACATTGAGTCCGTCATAGCCACGGCTCGCGAAACCACTGCAGCCCTCGCCGCCAGTCCCAAAAACGACTCGGCGCAGTGGGCAGTGGGGGCAGCGAAGGAGATCGTGGCCGAGTGGATCACTGGGATTAAGGAACAGTACGGCGTGGGCGATCCGCCCGAGCCACTTCGCCAAGTGGCCATACGTGGTAACGCCGCCATCATCCAGAAGCACGCGCCGATAGGCTCATCGCCGTCTGCGCAGGGGGAGGACTCGGCGCGGCTGGATTGGCTGGAGAAGTACTTAATGAGCCTGAGCCGCATCACCTCACCCGACATGAGCGGGCTGCGCTATGTTGGCCAGTGCTCTAACCCAGCCAAGGAACGCGGAGAAGGCGGGCCAAGCTACCTACGTATCCAAGGCGCAACCATCCGCGCCGCGATCGACGCAGCCCGAAAGGAAACCGCCAAATGAACGACACCGAATGCCTAGATTTTATCACCCAGCACGCCTCAAGCGTTCGCTTCTTTTATCCAGCCGATCCGCGCTATCCGCAGGGGCGCTCCTTCATTGTTCCCGCGTGCCGCGATGGCATCGAAGCCGCGGCTAAAGAAATGGCAGCGGCTGCGCAGGAGATTGCGACTCTCAAGGAGGCCAGCACATGAAACGCCCGAAGTCTAACAAATCGGCGAAGGCGCTGAAGGTGCTGATCCTCACAAAGCTTGATAGGCCGCAGCATATAGCGACCGATAACAGGGAAAATCGAGAGCACGCCAAGAGGCTCAAATACGACTTCTCCACCGCCTACCTCATCCGCGCCGACCAACTGCCGGCGATCGTGGAGGCCATGGCGAAGGGACTGCATAAGGTTCAATGGCGTCACTCGTGGCGCTCGGTTTCGCCCGTAGCCAAAGAAGCACTACGCCGTTACACACGCGCTCAGTTCAAGACCATCGGCATCGACGCGAAGGAGGGGGTATGAGCGACGATAAAATCAAAGAGTTCTTGATGATCTACGGCGCACTGCAGCTCATCATGCTTATTCCAACGTTCATCGGCTCATGGATGGGCCGACGTGAAGCTAAGCGCCGACTTAAGCAGTCCAGCGCCCAGCCTGCCAGCGCGGGCGGTGAGGAGGGGATGTGAGCACGATTCATCAGCGCATTCTCAAAAAGATAGAGCTAACCAAATCGGGATGCTGGGCGTGGAATGCGTCCAAATATAAAAACGGTTACGGCCAAGTGTGGAACGGCTTTAGGACAGAACAGGCCCACAGGGTTACGTATAAACTATACATCGGCCCGATACCCGAAGGCCATGAAATCGACCACATCTGCCGAAATAGAGGGTGCGTAAATCCGGCCCACCTTCGATGTGTAACACACAAGGAGAACATCCGATGCAGTGGCGCTATCATGGGCGACAACGCAAGGAAAACGCATTGTAAGCGCGGGCATCCGCTATCCGGGGATAACCTAAAGGTATGCCAGGACGGCGCTCGCCAATGCAGAACATGCCTCCGGATGCATGCGCGAAACGCAAAAGCAAGGAGGAGAGATGTCGGCATACTATAATGATTCAGACCCGAAGGCAGCAGCGTGGCTGCGCGAAAACATAAAGGCCGGTCTGATCCCGCCCGGCTACGTGGACGAGCGATCAATAGTCGATGTTAATCCGTATGAACTTACCAACTACACACAGCACCATTTCTTCGCTGGTATCGGCGGATGGGCCTACGCCCTTCGCCTTGCAGGATGGCCCGATAACCGACGTGTCGTTACTGCCTCACTCCCATGTCAGCCGTTCAGCGCGGCGGGCAAGCAGCTCGGCACGAAAGACGAGCGCCACCTCTGGCCAGTCTTCTACGGCATATTCACATTCCTCGGCACTGCAGATGCGTTTGGAGAGCAGGTTGCGAGCGCGGCTGGGCGTGATTGGCTCGCTGGAGTACGAACTGACCTGGAAGCATTGGGCTATGAGGTCGGGGCCGCCGATTTGTGCGCTTCGGGCGTCGGGGCGCCGCACATCCGTCAGCGAATTTTCTGGATGGCTCACGCCGAAAACGTCGGACGTAAACGGAGCAACGGAGCGTCGCGCCTTCGACACACATCGCAGCAATTTAAACGACAGGGCATTGCTCGCGGGCTGGCCGACTCCAATGGCGGGCAACTCCGGGACGGAGGACTACAATCCGGCCGGCAACACGGACAGCAGCCGGAAGACGGTGGCGCTGGTCGGCTGGCCGACTTGCGCGGCACGCGATTGGAAAAGCGGGGAATCGCAACAGATACTCGAGAACGCGAGGCCGCTGTCGGAAGTGGCGATACTGTCGGGTTGGGCAACGCCGACAGTCGCGGACTCTTCCAGCACGTGCAACGCAACGGCCACGAGGCATTCGTCGCCGGGCCATTCGGGGCAGACGCTTACGGATCAGGCGCGGATCAGCGGGTGGAACACACCCAGGGCGACGGACGGCTCGAACGGCGGCCCGAATCAGGCCGGGGGCTCTCTGTCGGCGGATTCTGGGACAGCTTCGATCTCGTCCTCTGCACCGACAACAAAGCGCGGCGCATTGAACCCGGATCATTCCCGCTGGCTCATGGGGTACCCGGCCGAGTGGGGCTCTTGCGGGGCTACGGCAATGCAATCGTGCCGGAACTCGCGGCGCAGTTCATCCAAGCCTCAGCCGAAGCAATAGCATGACCGCCCCGCTCACTGACAAGCGGGCGCGGGGGCGTAGCGATGGGGGGAATACGCAATCACAGCTTTAGCCCTAAATAACCGCCACGAGTTATAGTCATCACTTATAATGCGCTGAGGTTATGAAGCCGCCAGAATCAATAAATCCCGACTTTTGCAAGGAATGCGGACGGCGGGGCATCATCGCCACGCGCAACGGACCGACCTGCAAATGCGCAAAATTTCAATGGCCCGACAACTTCGCCGCGATGACTGAACAGCAGCGCGTCGATTGGTTGTGGGCGAATAGGACGAAGGAAAAATGAAACGATTCACCGAAACAGAAAAATGGCGCGATAGCTGGTTTCAAAACCTGAGTCCAGAGGCTAAGCTCGTGTTTACATATATCGCCGACACGTGCGACGCAGCGGGAGTATGGGACCCGAACGAACGCATGGCCGAGTTCTCGATCGGTAAGAAATTGAATTGGGCAAAGGTTTACGGAGAGCTTCGGCCCAAGATCGCGCGCCTCGCATCCGGAAAAATCATGTTAATCAGGTTTATCGATTTCCAATATGGGAAGCTCACGGAGTCGTGTAAGCCGCACGTGAAGGTGTTGTCTGTTCTGCAATCTCACGGCATTACATACCCTATAGATACCCTAAGCCTAGGGTACCATGGTACCCCTAAGGAAGAGGATAGGATAGGAAGAGGAAAGGAAGAGGAAACGGAAAGCGGCGCGCTCAACCTCGATCTACCAAACAAGCCCGACGTACCTGATTCACTCAATACGCCTGAGTTCTTGGAGGCATGGGAACTTTGGAAGAGGCACCGCAGCGAAATCCGTCACCCACTGAAGCCAACGCAGGAAAAGGCCGCAATCTCCGAACTCGAGATCATGGGCGCTGATCGCGCTGTGCGGGCCATCCGCTACACGATTTTCAAAGGCTGGCGCGGTTTGCGCGAGCCCGAGGGCCAAGACGCCAAGCAGTTCCAGCAGCCTCAGCAGCAACGAAAGAAAGGCCCCAGCGAGCCAATTGGATGGAAGGCGTGGCTCAATCATGAGCGCCCCGACAGTGTTTACAGCGCAGGCGGTGATCGTGAGGCGCACGAATGGGGTCAGCTCGATACCGAAACGCAGTGGCTGATCGTGAACGAAATGAAGAAGGGCGGTAGCTGAGCCATGCCACGTGTAGCCATCACCGCAGAACTGTTGGTCTGTATTCGAGAGCTGAAGAAGGTTGGGCTGACCAACTATGCAATCGCCCAGCTCCTACACATCGATGACCACACGATTGCGCGCAATCTGCGAGGTGAACGAAAGACGTTAGTGCCTGCATCACCGGAAGCTGTTGTGAAAGAGCTTCGAAGAGTAGCTGCGCAAATTGAGCAGACCAACGTCTTGCCAAACCAGCCGTAGGCAAAACATGGGTACAATACAAAACCAGGGAAGCACAGGGGCTGCACTGCCCTTGCTCACCATAGATGTGATAGGGCGAAGGCTGAAAGCGGCGCGTATTCGCAGGGCAAAGAAGAATGAACGAATTTCCCTACCATGCAAAACAACGAAGATAGCATCCAACTCAGAAACGAAAACATCGAACTGAAGCGTCAGCTCGATCGAGCCATCAAGGAGCTTGAGGAGTCGCGACGTGCACACCGCGGTACACAAGAGGAGCATGCTGCTACGATGAAGGAGAGAGATAATCTCAAGCTAAAGGTGGATCAACTTGAGCAACAGAAGTCTGCAACAGAGGATGGCAAATGAAATCAGGGCACGTTGCGTGTAATCCTAGGGGAATTGGGTATGAGATCCTTAAGGCACTTGGTGGTCCCACTCATTGCAGGAAATTCACCATGACATTTGAGGTAGGTAAGATTGTTACCGTTGATTGCGAATACTTTCCGGATGTAGATGGCGTGAAAGAGGCATCTGCAATTCTAAAGAGGTATTACCTGGCTGAAAGGGTGGATGATCGTAATGCCAAGTAGGCCGCAACGCCCCTGCCTGCATCCTGGCTGCCCTACCCTAGTGCAGTCAGGATACTGCGAGAAACATAAGCCAGTAGCCAACGCAGGCGCGGCCTATGATGCGACACGACGTAAGCTAGATCCTGCGTTGGCATTGGCAGCACGCATACGCAACAGTGCGCAGTGGCAAAAGGTGCGAGCGCAACACCGTGCGATTGAGCCGCTATGCCGTGACCCATTTGGTAGGCATACCCTGCTGCCAGCCTTCAACGATTGCAGCCACCACATCAAGCCTTTGGCTACATATCCAGAGCTTGCGTTTGATCTTAGCAACCTGGCTGGCCTCTGCACTGCGTGCCACGCTCGAGTTGGGGGCATGGAGCGGCGGGGTGAAGACGCAGAGGCGCTCTTCTTGCAACGATCAGGCGATAGTGTGTAAA